ACGGTCATTCTCTTTGTATTGAACGGAAGAGAATAGTGTTCATTCAACGCTTGTTTAGCAGTTGATATTTTTTTGTTGTCAAATTCGGTTAGTTTCATAGTTATATTCCAAGACTAATATGAAGTATTTATCTTTTTTGTTTTATTATAAGGGTTTTCTGTTAAATCTGTTGGTTTGCCATTTTTTAGAATTACTTACATATGTGTATAGTTCATCCGTAAACCGCTTTTTCTTCAGTTTATCCTCGCTGAGTTTAGCTAAAAATATCAATTTATCATCGGAAGTTTTGGCATTTTTAAATATTTTAGTGTGTAACAATATGTCAACATCTAACCCTGCTAGTAAATTATCTAATAATAATATCCTTTCAGATTGATATAATAGATTTCGTTTATCATAAGTACACCATGCTACCGCATTTTTGAGTGTGTTAAATTGATGTGTAGTAAATGTAGTGAGCATTGTTACTATATAATCATCTTTACTAGTTTTATTGATACGATAAGTGTTGAATAATTCATAACTGCCATCAGTATTTTGAAAAATTATAACATCTTCTAACTCCCCTAAAAAGTCAGATTTCATTAATTTTTCCAATTGTTTTTCTGGATTATTACGTTTAACCATAATTTACTACTTTAAAATATATATTTCTAAGTTCATCAGATGTATCTAAGAATGTAGGAAGTTTATTCCAAGCAGTATTAGTTTTAATCATAGGAACTGTATCACAATCACTATATAATGATCCTAACTCATTTATACCATCGTTAAACACACTAGGATGTTGAATGTCAAAGTCAAATGACCAACAATCATACGTTTCATTTTCAAGTTGTTGATATAAAAATCCAAAGTTATTAAATTCATCAAATCGTATTTGTATTTTTTCTGGATTTCTAGTAACGTCAGGTTGACTTCTTAATGAGATTGATTGTATCACTGTATCAAAATTACATTGTGTGTTTCTTTTTTGTAACCAAATTGGTATTTCTTCATCAACTACGGGACGATTCCTATTCATTACTCCTGTGGGGGTAATATCAAATAGCGTGTAGCAAGTAATAGTAAAACTCATACTACTATTTAATAGAGGTAAAAAAACCCGAGAATTTCTCGGGTCCTTTTATTCAAGTTAAAAATTAACCTGTGAATGTTGCAGAAGCGGCAACTGTAACTGCAACACCAGCGGCTGTAACTGCTGTGTCCATAGTTGCTGTTGTCCATGCGCCTACTGGATAAATAGCCATTGCGAATGTGTCATCAGAAGCGTCTGTGTACTCATAGATGTAAATTGTAGCTAATTGTTGAACCGTTTGAACGATTGTGTTGATATTAGCTGTAGTGAAAGCTCCAGTATCTTTAGTGATAGTGAAGAAGTCTAACTTAGGACCTTGAGGTTGAACTGTTGCGGCTGAAGTAACAGCGTTAACACCAGAGTTTGTGTAAGCTGGGCTATCGTAGTTAATAACTGGTAGATAGTCACCGTTTGTGCGTGTAAATTGTGCCATGATAAAATTCCTTTAAGTTTGTGAGCATATAGCTCTACTCTTATTTATGCCTGGCAACAAAAAATGTCGGTTTTGGGCTTAATTTATCCACGTCCACCTAGATGTTGTGCGCTAAAACCACCTAAACGGTCTACATACTTGACTCCGTGTGCTACATAACCTTCTTGGCTCTCTGCCCCGCCTTGCAAGTAACCCTTGACTGGACTCTGTTTCCCAGCAACGTCTAAGTCATTATATACGTGCATTTTAAGCTTGTATATCTCAGCCCAAAGTCTATACAAATAGAGCATACCCTTTTGATTAGATTTGATGTGATTCAATATCATTTGCTTATTGTTATCCGTCATTTTTGCAGTAGCTAACTTCTGTTGTACATAATTCATAAAGTCTTTACCCATCATCTTCAATGCATTATTGATGACAGCATCACGTTGTTTGGGAGTTTTACTAGCACTCAAACTAGGGGCAATCTTTCGTACTTCATAGTTAATATAACTAGTGAGGTATCCTTTAAAAGCATTATTTGTTGTTATGTTAGCTAATGGTATACCAGCCACAAACTTATCAATGCTAGGAGCTAAAGGTTTTAACATCTGCTTAACTCGTTCAATAGCATCGTCCCATCCTGCAGTATTCATTTCAGGAGTAATAGCCATCTTGCTAGGGAGTATAGCTATACTAGACTTTGGTGAAACTTGGAGATTTCCTAAACCACCGTTAAGTGACTGTGCGAACTTAGTTGGTGCGTATTTTTCGTTACTACCCCTACGTTTTGCTTCTAGATTTGCTTCTAATGCTTTTTGATGTGCATCTGCCGGTATAAACTGATGTACAGCTATGCCAGCACGTTTACCTTTAATATTCTGTTGTGCAAAAGGACTATTTGCTTGTATCTTGTATTCAATGCCGGTTGGATTAGGTCTAAAGGTATATAAACCATTTGTATCTTGTAACGGTGTACCAAACAATACATCACCCCAGTAATATCCGGGAGTGTTAGGAGTTGCTTTTTGTAAGCCGGGCCATAGATTGGTAACGTCTTGTATCATAGTTCCCCTGTCTACACCTCTGTTTATATCATATTGTGCGAACTGTTTAGGACTGAATACATTTCTACCACTGTCATCTACTTTGTCAAACATGTGCTTGTCCATAACTCTGAACTTACCATCAGGTCCATATCCAAATATTAGTGCAGGACTACCGTCCCACTTGATTGTTGCTTGCTCCGGTTGTTGTAGTGTAGCAGTCATTCGGTCTAGTGCATTTTCTAAACCCTCACTACCTTTCATAACAATTATATCTTCTGGATGTGTTAAATGTGCTGTGGCCAACTCGGCCTCTGATAATATAATAGAGGATAGTTTATTGCTTAATATAGATAACGATTCCGATAAATTCATAACTGCTCTTTGTCGCTGTTTTTCTTTATTGATTTGGAAAACTTTCCTTGGTCACGTGATTTAATCGCCCCAAGTAACTTTCTCTCTAATATCTCTGCTTGCTCTTTAGGATAATTCCTATTAATCATCTCTAATAGATTGATTGCACTGGTAATGATATTGTGGGCTCTACTCTCAATAACGTGACTTGAATCACGATTATTGCCGATAGCTTCCAATTCCTGCAGAAGGCTGCGAGTTTGTTTTTGCATAATAGTTTCCTAATAGTATTTATCTATTTTACGGTTTTATTTCTTTAAACTGTTAAGCAAATTTTTCAATTTTGACCCTTGAACATCTACTACAACTTTCTTGTTTTCAGGCTCTAATATTTCTCCTGTAGTTTGGTCAATAATAGGTTCTGTAGATTGTAATGTAGATTGGGGTTTTAACTTATTCATAATGTCAATAGCACTAGGTTGAGGTTTATAACTATCTTCACCGTCGCCCCCATTGTCACTAATACGCATAGTTTCAATATTATACTCTAAATCAATTTTCATGCCTACACCAGTTGAACTACGACTTTTCATACATTGAATCTGATATTTACCTCGCTCTCGCATACTACGACTTGTAAAGATACCAAACACATTATCTGCTGTGTTAATCTTACTGATACCACCAGCAATGTGACTGTGGTCAAATTCAATCTCATCTACTGCACTACGATTTAACTGACTAGCTGTTACCATCAGTATACCCATCTCTTTTGAAAGATTGCGTAATTCTTCAGCAACATACTTGTCTTTAATAAACTGATCGTTGGGATTGACTTTAACGGAGACTGGCATAACTAAGTCTAAGTAATCAATCATTACAAAGTCAATATTAATACCTGTTTGAATCTGTACCTCTTTTAAATAAGCACGAATATCATTTACATTACTTTGTGCGGGTAATCCTTTAACACGATATTGTCCTGCTTTCTTACCAACCATCTTAACTTTAAGTTCTGTTGATCCGATATCTTTGCGAATATCTCTTGTTCCCATATTAGTTAACATTGCATCTGTACGCAAACTAGTCAATTCTTCACTTAATTCTAATGTAACATATACTCCGCTCATTCCTGTTTGTAACCAATTCAATGCTATGTTCATCATAACCAGTGATTTACCAGATCCCGAACCGCCTGCAAAGATATTCAATTCTCCACGACTCATCCCACCATATAAAATCCTATCCATCTGTGGCCAACCAGTAGATACTTGCCCACCTGAATTAAAATACTTATTGATACGACCTTTGGGATCAGCAAAGTAATCAGTACCCATGTCTTTTTGTAAACTAATCTGCACTGCATCTTTGATTAGTTTCTCAACTGGTTCAAACTCACCTTTCTCTAACAAG